AATGAAAGATTTTATGGTTATGCTAATGGTAAAGGTATTGGTAAAAAAGGAAAAGCTGTGCTTCCAGATGTCATGGGTAAGAATGCAAGATTCTATGGATCAACAGCAGGGCCAACAAAAATATCTTTATCAGATCCAACACAACCTTATAAAAATGTTAGTAGTGATAAATTCAAATATCCATCAGATCACCCATTAAAAGGAAAAGAAATTAAAAGTGATTATCATAGTAATTCTGGTATGAACCCTGAAAAAGGAACTAAGAATATTCCAGCAGGGGATCCACGCTTGTATTTTGATGCATATGCGATTAAAGTGGTTCCACTAATGAGAAATACACAAAAAACTTACAAGTCCAAAGGAGGACTTGTGGTGGATATGTTTAAACCAATAAGGTACAATTAATCATGGCAGTAGAAAAAGTAACAGAGGAATTAGCAGAAGAAGTAACTGAACAACCAGATGGTTTACCTGTAGATGTAGAGATTGAAGGTGAAGAACAGGTTAGTGAAGAAACTCCTGAACAAGATTTTAATGCAAACCTTGCAGAAGACATGGATGAAACAACCCTTAAAGAAATGGGTTCTGATTTAATTGAAGAATATAAAAAAGATAGAGCTTCAAGAAAAGAATGGGAAGACGCTTACATTAAAGGTTTAGATTTATTAGGAACTAAATATCAAGAAGTAACAAAACCCTTTAAGGGAGCTTCCGGTGTCACGCATCCATTGTTAGCTGAATCCGTTACACAATTCCAAGCACAAGCTTATAAAGAACTCGTACCCTCTGATGGTCCTGTCCGAACACAAGTGATTGGACTACAAACACCGGCCACCGAACAACAAGCCGAGAGAGTTAAAGATTATATGAATTACCTTCTGATGGAGGAGATGGAAGACTACACAACTGACATGGATCAGATGTTATTCTACCTACCCTTATCTGGATCTACGTTTAAAAAGATTTATTTTGATGCCTTGCAAGACAGACCTGTATCTAAATTTATCCCAGCAGAAGATCTAGTAGTTCCCTACTACGCATCTGATTTAAAAGATTGTGAAAGAATTACTCACGTTATTAAAATGACTTCAAACGAAGTTACTAAAAAAATGGCTGCAGGTTTTTATAGAGACATTGATTTAATTGACAGCAGTACAGAACCAGATTCAATTCAGAAAAAACTAAATGAACTTGAAGGCATTAAAGGTACTGGATCAGATTATTTAAATACTATTCTTGAAATGCATGTTGATTTAAATTTAGATGAGTTTGAAGACTTTGACGACAAAGCTAAAAAAATTAAAATTCCTTACATCGTAACTGTTGATGAAGGTAGTGGAGAAATTTTATCTATTTACAGAAACTATAAACCTGATGATGCTACTTATTCTAGAACAGAATATTTTGTTCACTATAAATTTTTACCTGGCTTAGGTTTTTATGGTTTTGGTCTAACACATATGATTGGTGGTTTGTCACAAGCTGCAACACAATCTTTAAGACAATTAATTGATGCAGGTACTTTAAAAAATTTACCAGCAGGATTTAAAGCTAGAGGTATTAGAGTTAGAGATGATGATCAGCCTATACAACCAGGAGAGTTTAGAGATGTAGATGCACCTGGAGGAAATATTAGAGATCAGTTTTTTAATTTACCTTTTACAGAGCCTTCACCAACGTTATATAACCTTATGGGTTTTGTTGTTCAAGCAGGACAAAAATTTGCAGCTATTACAGACTCTAGTGTTGGTAATGATACTCAAAACAGAGCGGTTGGAACTACAATGGCCCTAATGGAAAGAGGATCACGGGTAATGAGTGGTGTTCACAAACGTTGTTACTACGCAATGAGATTAGAATTTAAAATTTTAGCAAGAATTTGCGGTGAGTCTTTACCTCCAGAATATCCTTATGATGTTTATGGTGGTCCAAGAAATATTAAGCAAGCAGATTTTGATAAGAGAGTTGATATTTTACCTGTTGCAGATCCAAATATCATGTCTATGGCGCAAAGAGTAACTCTTGCACAGGCACAATTACAAATTGCACAGTCAAACCCACAAATGCATAACCTACATGAAGCTTATAGACGTGTTTATGAAGCACTAGGAACCAAAACTATAGAGCAAATTCTAAAGCCACCTCCAAAACAACCAGAACCTTTGGATCCAGCTAAAGAAAATGCACGTTCTTTGCAAATGAAACTACTTACAGTGTTCGAGTTTCAAGATCACGATTCACACATTGCTGCACACATGGCTTTTATGGGATCAAGAATGGTTCAGATCAATCCACAAGTATATGCATTGTTACAATCACATATTTCAGATCACATTTCGTTTAAAGCTAAAGGACAAGTTAAAGAAATGATTATGCAAGATCCACAAATGACACAGATGGCGCAAGAAGACCCTCAACAATTTGAAATTATGTTTGAAGCTGAGGTTGCAAAGGTTGCAGCACAGATAACTCAAGAGTTAGTAAAAACTGAAAGTGCAAATCAGAATAAAGAAGACCCTTTAATCAAAATTAAACAACAAGAAATTGATTTAAGAGCTATGGATCTTCAAAGAAAAGCAGAAGAAACTAAATTTAGAGCTGATCAAGAAAACCAAAGATCAGCGCAGAGGTTAGAGTTTGATTACGATAGACTTGCACAACAAGATGAACAATCTGATGAACGTTTAGAAGTTGCAAGAGAGAAAATGAACAAAAAATGAGAAAAGGATTAAGTGGAGGTGTACCTTCGGGACCACCACCTAAGAGAGGGCCAAACCCACAAGGGCTAACCGAAAAGAAGTTTAAAAGTGTCAAAAAATACACCAAAAAACTCATACGAAAGTCTTCCAGTACAGTCTAAATTAATTTTTTTGTCTGGAGTATTTGATGGAGAAGGCAGCTTTGGCATTTGGTCAAAGGGAGTAAACAGAAGAAAAGAATTTGCGTGTAAAGTTGAGATGTCGGACTATGACAGCTTAAAGAAATTTTCAGATATGTTTGGAGGAAACCTAACTTTTTGTAAAAAACGCCAAAAACATCATAAACAAACTTGGGCATGGAGACAGAACGGACACAGGGCTTTCTTGATCATAGATAAAATGATAGAATTCATGTGTATAAGAAGACAGGAGAATTATAATGTGGTTAAGCGCGATAAAATTAGCGGCCCAAGCAGGTACGCACATCTTCAAGAAGCGTCAAGAGACAAAGATGCTGATGGCCGATGCGCAAATGATGCACGCAAGAAAGATGGCTCAGGGAGAAGAAGCTTACCAGGGAAAACTGTTAGAATCTAGAAATTCAGACTGGAAGGACGAGGCAGTTTTAATAATTTTAAGTTTGCCCATAGCAATTTTGGCCTGGGCAGTCGTAAGTGACGATCCGGGAGCGATGGACAAAGTAAAATTGTTTTTTGAGATGTTCTCAGAGCTTCCCAAATGGTTTACAAATTTATGGATCCTTGTTGTGGCGAGCATCTATGGTATTAAGGGAACACAAATATTTAAGGGCGGTAAAAAATGAATTTAGTTAGAGATTTACAAAAATTAATTAAAGATAAAAGAATTAAAGATTCCGCTACAGCACAACTTCGTAAAAGAAGTAAAGATTCAATTGCTAGACCTAGAGCAGAAAAAAATATATTATCAACTAATCCAGGAATGCAAAAAATATGACAAAATTATGTGCTAGGGGTAAATCAGCAGCTAAAAGAAAATTTAAAGTATATCCTTCAGCATATGCAAACGCATATGCATCAAAAATATGTGCAGGAAAAGCAAAAGATCCATCAGGAGTAAAAAGAAAAGATTGGGGACCAAAGAAAGCTTCTGAAGGTGCTGAAATAAAAGTTATCAAAGCTAAAAAAGGTGTAGACGTAGCTCCTTATATAATTAAACAATCATCACAGAGTGGTAATACAAAAATAGATGATCAAGGAGTTGGTTTAGATATTTATTCTAAATATGGCAATTTCGGTATTAGCAAAAATAAAAATACACAATCATCTGGTGATAATTCATTAAAAACTAAATCAAAAAATATTACTTATGGTAAAAACTTTAAAGTTGGAAAATCAAGTAATATAACTATTGAAGGTAACTACGGGCAATCAAAAAATAAATTTAATAAAAACACTACTAAGGGTGGTAAAATAACTTTTAAAAAAACTTTTTCTAAAGGTGGTTCACTAGGCACCGCTTCACATATGCAAGAAATGAAAAAGGCTAGTATCAAAACTAAAAAGGTTGCTAAAGCTTTACACAAAGCATCGGGATTACATAAAGCACAAGCTAAGACTTTAGAAACAATAAAATTAGTAAGAGGTGGTGGAATAGCTATAAGAGGACTTAACTTTCAAGGCGTAAAGTAATGTACAAGAAGGGTTCTTGTTGGGAAGGTTACGTTCAAAAAGGAATGAAGAAAAAAGGAAACAGAACAGTTCCTAATTGTGTACCTGCTATGAAAACAGGTGGACTAAACGAATGGTTTAAAGAAAAATGGGTAGATATTGGAGCAAAGAAAAAAGGTGGCAAGTTTCAAGAGTGTGGAAGAAAATCTGCCAGTGGTTCAAGTCGAAAGTATCCGAAGTGCGTACCACTTGCAAAAGCCACAGCGATGTCAAAGTCGCAAAAGGCATCTGCTGTAGCCAGAAAAAGAATGGCAAGTAATGCAGGGCCCAAACCAACTAACGTAAGGACATAATATGTGG